ACCCTGTAACATAAGTCTCATCTTTATAATTCGGAAACCTTTTTATCTTTGATCTCACTTGCCAATGCTAGGTATCCTATAGCATCTACGATAGAGTCTTCTTTGTACCCACCGCTTGATATCCTAGCTAGTTTCATTTGTGCTAACATAATAGGTACTTGCCACGTTTGTACAGTATGATCAAGTACCTCTGACCAAGCTCTTGCAATCATTAGCATATTAATATGTGGATCTCCGTACTGATTGTTTCTATCTTGACTAATTAATTGGTTGGCTTCGTGTAATACTTTGTCTCTGCGTGTCATAAATATTGGCTCAGCTTTCATTGTTATCTTCCTCTTCTTTAAAATAAACTCTTTCTTCTTCGTCTATTAATTTTTCTTCTAATAAAATTAGTAAAGCTAGTAACTCATCTCCTCTGTTTCTAACTCCTGTTCTATTTTTTTCTACTGCGTCTAGCTGTATAATACTAGCTACTCGTTTGAGTCTGTCAATTATTTGTTGAGAAGAAGTCATTTAATCTCCACCTCCAAAAAAATTTAAAAGGCTTTCAGTGTGAGTAACTTTTTGTTCAGCTTGCTCAGGAACAAATAATGTTTTCTGTCTTTCTGGAATTAATGGATTAGGTTCTAATTTATATAAAGCATAACGCACCTGTCCTTCAGTTAGCTTTAAATACCTAGCTACTTCTTTATTTACCCACCAAACTGATAGCTTGTGTATTTCGGTTAGTAATTCATTTGAGTATATTGTTTTCATTGTTTCCTCCAATACGGAGCGGCTTGCCCTTTGGGTGGGCCACCGCTCCTGTTATATGGGTACTTAAGTAGGTACTTAAAAACCCACGACAAATTAAAATGGTATGTCGTCACCTAATTGTTCGTCTAAAGATTGGTTAACATTAGGTGTGTCGCTGTATTTCTCTGATACTTTTATAGAAATATAAGCGCTGCCATCTTTGTCTCGCTTCCAACCTGCTATCTGCATATCTTTGTTTGTAGCATAGTCATCAAGAGAGCCACTGTAACTAGGTGCTTTCTCATTGTCGCTATCATTCTCAAACATTACACCTAGCTTTTGATACGCTTTAATAATTCTTTTGCCTGATTTGGTTGTGTCAGTAACTAGAACTATATCTCTGTCATTACCTTCAAGGTTTAGTTTACCTTGCAGTATTAACTTCATGTTATCAAAAGGTTTGAAGGCTGCACCTGTGTTGGTGTTATCATAGTCACTCATGTAAAAAATTCCCCTTTGGATTGTGTTGATTTATTTTTAGACGAGGCAACTGCTGCATTACCATCATCATCTTCTGGTGCTACACCTGCCATACCTAGCAAACCATAGCGTCTAGCGTAGGTAGTAGCTGAACCATACCCTTGCATATCTTGCTTACCTAATCGTAGGTAAACTCTAGACCTAAATGAAGAACCATTTATGTGTAATAAATTAGTTTGTACATAATCACCTAAATCATCTGCTCCATTAGGTTGCGTAACTGCAAACCCATTAGCTAAGAACGCTGGCATTACTGCTTCGACAACAGATTGTAAATCTGCATAGCTACTTCTAAAGTGTGGGTTGGTGGCGTTCTTCAACGCCTTGCCCATTTCTTTTTGTGCTTTGTTTAAAGCTATCCTTGCTTCTTTTATATTTTTTTTTGCTTCATCTATTTCTTTAGTCATGATGTTTCCTCCTTTACATGAACTGTTAATGCGCCACGTTTGTTGCGCCTGATTGTTAGTCGGTCGCAGTATACTTCCCTTTCGTTATGACCAACCATTTGTTTTAAACTTTTCTTAGCATTGTCAAACATCTTTGCGCTACCTTGATGCTCGATGTAGTCGTGTGCTACAGACATGAACTCGTTGTCTAAGTTAGCGTCACGTTTTACCATGTTGTCTACTGGTATGCTATCGTGTTTTAATATTACATCTGTTGTATGCGGTGGCTCTGTATCGCTTTGTACATAACTCCAAAACTCTTTAATAACTTCAAGCAATTTTGCTATGTACTTACCATCATGTGAAATATACACACACTCCCACTTACTATTGCCAAAGAATACAGACAGGTAACAACCACTAGCACTTTTAAGATACATATATAACTGCATTTGCGGCATGTAATATGAGATAACCTTTTCCATATTATTAAATGCATTAGTATGTTTGCATTCTATAATGTCATTGCTACCTACAAGACCATCTAGTTTACCTTTAATTGGTGGCATAGTATCTGTACCACCCATAAGTATTTCATATTGATTGCTTGTAACATTTTTTTGATACTCTTGCTCGAACCAACTAATGTTAAAGTCCTCGGTAAGTATACCCATCTGTACTGCTAAGTTTTTACTAAGATCAGGCGACTCTATTCTACCTGTCTTGATTTCCCAAAGTTCTATCCAATCGCCATTCATAATTTTTACAGCGTCAGATCCTCCAATGAATCCTATTCTCTTCATTACTTCCTCCATTTTGTACTAAGATCATACTATATTTGCCAACTGACCTCAAGGTTTTTTTACTACACGTTGGAATGTAGACATTACATCTGCTGATATTCTTCTGCGTTCTTCTACGCTAAGTTTGGGCTTCTCTTCTACTGGCTTCTGAGGTGGTGCTTTTGCTCTTGGCCTGTGTTGTATTATTAATTCTCTAATCATGCCCTCGTTGGGCGTTATGCGTGGACTCTCGCGTACATGAGCAGCCATTGCGTCTGTGATTTCCTGCTTGCTGTACACTTGTAGTGTGTCAGCCCACGAAATCATGTAAGCTTTGTTAACTGCTGGCTCTAATCTAGGTGCATAGAATTTAGCACGCAGTGCAGCTACTTGTATTACAATCCACTCTCTGTGTTTCTTGATGTCTTCCATTGGTACTCCTTGTATGGTGACATGGTGTCACTCTAACCATTAACTATATTATAATAATCTATACTTGGTTCGGGTGACATGGTGTCACTATATGTAAACTTATAGACATTAGGTTTGTTCCAACCTGCTCTCTTAACAAGCAGCAGGTTATCTTTCTCGAGGTCTTTTATTATCCGCATGATCTGACGTTCTGATATACCAGTATTGCCAGATAATGTTTCAATACTAGGCCAACATATACATTCTTTGTTGGCATACCTAGCTAGTGCAAGAAGAATTAGTTTGCCACTAGGATTTCTTACTTGCTTTGTCCATATACTTTCAGCTAATCTAGTGGTGAACATATTTCCTCCCTGTTTATGTTCATAAGTATCCTAGCTAGGTTCCTCCATTCCTAGTTAGGATACGTTTAACTCAAGCTTTTAAACCTAAAGATATAAGGTTATATTGAGCCCATTTTGTTTTAGTTTTTTCATTGTATTTCATTTCTGTATCAATCACTACACCTTTCTTTTTTAATTTAAAGATTACATCAGCTAGTCTAGTGCATTTGTATTCAGTAAATGCTATCCATGTGTTGATGTGATTATGATCTTTTAAATGATTAAGAACTGAATTCATTTGTGTCATTGCTTAACTCCATTAGTTGTTTGAATTGATCACCACTCATGATGACTAGGGTTTGAGGAGTACCTGTTCTCCTCTTATAAAAGGCAATGTCTCTGCCTTCTAATACTTTGAAAGGGCTAGGGAAATTAGACTTATCTCTGTACTTTACTTCACCCACCAGCTTTCGTCCGTTGACTTCGAGGTGGATGTCACCTGAGTATTCTCCTCCGAGCGCACCACTGAGCGGTACTCTTTTGGCTTGGATGCCGATTTCTTTGAGCCATTTGACGAACCAGTTTTCGTGGTAAGTTCCTTTGAGTTTATTTTTGTTTGCCATGTATCCCTCTGATAGCAGTCTAAGCATATAATGTAATGCCTGACAGGTTCTATGTTAGCTAGTATAGCTACAAATAAATCGGAATCAACACCACACGCTTCACAAGTGGCGGATTCTTGCCTAAGTTTTTTTGAAGTTGATCTGGATCTCGCAGCCAAGTGCATCTAACCAACAAGTAAACAAGAACCCTGATGGTACTCGTTTGTGTTGTTCCCATTTATGTATAAGTGATGAAGCACACCCAATCCTATCTGCTAGTTCTTCTTGTGATATACCAAGTGTGCTTCGATGATCAACCATCTGCTCGATAAGTTTTTCATACGACCCTGTAACATAAGTCTCGTCTTTATAATTCGGAAACGTTTTTATCTTTGATCTCACTTGCCAATGCTAGGTATCCTATAGCATCTACGATTGAGTCTTCTTTGTACCCACCGCTTGATATCCTAGCTAGTTTCATTTGTGCTAACATAATAGGTACTTGCCACGTTTGTACAGTATGATCAAGCACTTCCGACCAAGCTCTTGCAATCATTAACATATTAATATGCGGATCACCGTATTGATTGTTTCTATCCTGACTAATTAATTGATTGGCTTCGTGTAACACTTTGTCTCTTCGTGTCATAAAGATTGGCTCTGGATTCATACTGGGTGTCCTTCTATTTGATTTGAATTATGACGTTCCCACTTTTCATGACACATTGCAAGAAAAGTTTTTTCGTCATGATAAGTAGGATCAACTTGATATTGATAAAAGCCTTTGACCTGCTCATCTATATTGGTAATCCACACAGTAGGTACTACGTTTTGTAGGTAATATTCTAGTACCTCTGTTGGTATTGCTGTAATAATCTTAGGCATTTGTTAATGTCCTCCATGTGTCAGAACGCATAGCTTTTGCTACTGCATCTGATCGTTGACGTTGAGCATTCTCAGGTACTGCACAGTCACCAGTATGTGTAGCCCACTGAGTCATAGTATTGTAAGCTGCCCATGCATTGTGACCTAAATGATTTACCTGATCATGATGTATACTAAGTAAGTTTTCTAGCTGACGTTTGTTAAACTCATCATGCTGTCTGTATCTGCGTGATGTTCTAACTAGATTCTTTTTAAAGAAATCTTCTACTGTATTCCAAGTCATTGGCTGCTTGGTGTATGCAGTCCACATATTCTTATCATTAAAGAATTGTCTAACTCCTTGGCGCATTAAATCTGCACTTAAGTCTAGTCCTAACGAACCATTCTTAGTATGCTTAGTACGCTGATGACTAATAGTATTAGGTGTTGTACATCCATTCATACACCACAATCTAAATGCTTTTGCTTGCTGTGATAAAGCCCAGCTAGCATCGTAACTA